TATACGTTAGGTAATGAAAAGTCTTGACTCATATTTATTTTAGTAATTCGCTTTGTAATCCTTTATTGGAATATCTTGCAAAATTAAACAATATTTCTTTATTATTTCTAATGGGCTTAGATACATATGTTTGATTAGCCATTATAGCAAAGCCACTACTAATGGTAGCATCAAACTTAGTTCTATTACTTATGTCATAATTAGCCCAGTCTAATAAAGTTCTGTTAAAGAACATGTTACCTATCTTACCAGCCTCTCTAAATTGACCACTATAATCAATACCAACATGCTGATCTATATACGCTTCTAATGCATTTGCGTGCAACTCAATTACTTGAGTAGATGATGGTATACCACCCAACTCTTTTTCTGATTGACTCAAATCATTCTTATGCTTGTCTGGTCTTCTTAAACAAAAACCAGTATATCCTCTATTGTAGAAATATCTTAACTGACCAACCTTGTTATTCTCAATAAGAATTGGCATACCGTAAAATACACAAGCCATCAAACAATCTTCGTAAAACTCTTCAGATGTTCTTGGTCTTGCTATATACTCTAAAAAGAAAAAGTTACTTGGAGCATCATCCATATTAAACTTTGTCAGTCCATGTAGCGAACCCTTAGACCCTCCACCTCCAACAACTCCAGATATATCGTATGTATCACATCCAAAAGCACCAACATGTGTATTCCCTGGATATTTTTTACCATTCTTTATTTCTATCTTATTAGCCATATCCTTATTAGGAAACCAAGTGACTTTAAAGTTACCATCTCTACTAGGAAGCCATATAACCTCACTATCTTTAATACCATTCTTCCAAGCAAACTTCCCTGTATTTACAATTCTGTTTATCTCCAATCCATCATTATAATCAATCTGTTCGTATATCTTAGCCAAATCATATAAAGAGTTTTTAGCTTCATCTCTAAATGCATGACTCTCTGTTCTTGGAAACTGTCTATAGAATTCGTTTAAAGCGTCAGAATTGTTTTTTAAGGCATTAACTTCATTCTCCCAGTAATCTATAACACCTGTGTAAATAAAGCCTCCCTGAATGTCCCTAGCAGGCTTCTCAGGAGTCCTGAATACTGGTTGACCATATATATCAATGTATCCCTCGAAATTCCACTCCATAGGAATGAATAAAGCGTAAAGACCGCTAAGTGTTTGTCCATTTGCATTTCTTTTTGTAACGTCAGAATCGTTGTATAATGATTTGTAATTCCCTCCTCCTTTCGATATAGAGTTTGATGTAGAACCCATCATACACTTACCAATAATTCTTCTACCTAAACGTAAACAGGTTTTAGTAACCCTCCAGTTGTTAAGAATATTGTTTGGAACCTCCCACTTACCACTCTCGTCATGTATAAGTCTTAGTAATTTTTCCCCATCATAACTGTTATCAGCAGTATTCTTCCAGTCAATAGTTGTATCTAATCCATCAACATCATCTTTCATAGACGACATATTGTTCTTTGTGATTTTAGATGCTGGTACACGATAAGCTAATTCTGTTTTAGGCTTATCCATACCGTCCATGATCGGTTTGAAAAAGAAAGGGTAGTTACCAGATATAGGAACTACTTTATCAGTAAACATCTTTTTAGCATCATTACCAGTCTTCGATAGAATACCTAAACGACTATCTCGCGCAAGTGTAGCGGTATTAACTAATTCAGCAGAAGACATAAATGAGAAACCAGAACGTCTATTCTTTAAATAGCACATTCCATAACTTCTTTCATCAGCGATACAAGCCTCCCAAAACAAAAAGAATACTCTATTAGCTTCTCTGAATTCAGCATGACCAACGTCAATCTTAGTCCATTGCAAGTACATGTAATGCGTACCAGTTACGTAAGTTGGAGTACCGTTATTATAGAACCAAAACCCATCTTCTCTTCTGTCAAATTCATTCTCTATATATTCAACATACTTGTTCTTGAATTCGTTTGGATATTCATTCCATTGAAATACAGATGTTATTTTTTGAAGTTCTTTTGGGTATTCGAATGGACTCCAATACTGCTCTTCTTTTTTCTTATCTCTTTTGTAAACTGTTTTTGGTACTGAAGGTAGTGCTATGTGAAGACCCTGTATTTCGTACACTTCTCCAATAGTACCATCTTTAGATATAACAACAACATCGAACTCTGGGTTATACCCATACTTCCATTCTTTCTTCTTGTTTAACCTATCAATGTCTTTCGAATCTATTTTATCAATAATTCTAAATAGACTATTATCTTCCTTTACTTCTTTTTTCTGCGAATGATTGGAATTTGACTTCATCTACTTCTTCTTTTTGATTACCTTCAAGCATATTTTTCTCAGTCTCTATCTTTGCTAAAATATAGAACGCATCGTCTAAAGCAGTTTTCTTTGCTAAAACAGCATTCCTCATTTTATCAGCAGATATATCATCTAGTGTGTCATCAGATATGATTTCATCAGCAAGTACCTTTATAAGTTCTATTACAGACTTGTACGCTGCTTCTATGATCATTTCTTTTAATAGTGCGTGATCGTGTTTCATAATTCATTTAATTCTATTACAACGTCTCTATCGTACATTCTATAAACCTTCTCTTCGTCTATATTAAACTCGTACTCGCTATTCTTGGTGAACGCTACAAAACTACCGCTCTTTAAGTTTAACTTCCCTTCTTGATATTTACTTGGATATACAATAACACCAATATGCTTCTCTTCTTTTTCTGTAGAGTGTAGTAATTCATTTTGAATCCTAGCAATTGGTTTTACAAAACAGTAGTTTAAGTGAGACTTCCATATACCATTAGACTTGTAAAGATATATTCTATCTTGACTTACGATATACAAATCATCTCTAAAAAACTCTGGTGATTTAGTTTGTCTACCTTTCATATCGTGATAGGTTCTAAATACGTTATGATGAACAACAACAATATCTCCAACCTTTACATCTCCTTTATAGTATATTGGTAATTCAATAACTACAGCTATCCTATTTACGTATTTAGCTAAATCTAATGATGTATTAAAAGTAACCTCAACTCCACCAATGTTTTTTGTATTATTATACTGCTCTCCAATAGGAGACACAACAAAGTTATACGGAGACTTCATTAGAAATTTATGTTAAATTCTAGTACCATAGGTACATTATTATTAATCTCTTTCCAACAAAGAACTTCTTTGTCTTTTTCAATCCATATAACAATACCAGTATCTGTCCTTTGTATTACGTGTATTACGTAACTACCGAACACAGGTTGTCCAACAACGTAGTGCATAGAGTTTTTGTAGTCATTCCCTATGCTGACTTTTCTTATTTCTTGCATTATATTAAATTTTAAAAGCCATCGGTTAGGATGGCTTATTTTTTATTTTTCTTCAGATTCTCTAACTGTAAAAATACCAGTTGATGTATCTATGTCTATATCACCATATTGTTCTTTCAAATCTTGTTTGAATTTACCATAGTCTTTTTCTAACTCTGCAATTTGAGATAGTAAAGATCCTTTTTGAAATTCATATTGAAGCGTCATTCCTCCAAACATTTCTCTTCCTTTTCTGAAAGATTCTTCGAATGATTGAATCTTTGACAACTGGTGATCTGTGATACGGTTCTCAACCATATCTGAAATTTTCTTGTCTTTCATGTGTGTATTTGATTAAATTTATATGCAAATATAGTTATTTTTATTTAAAAAACTTTAGAAATGGAAACATAGTCTTACCATATTTATCTAACAACCATATAATTATGATTGGTATTAAAAACCAAAGATACATCCAATAGTTAGTTTCTTTCTTGACATGCTTCTCAAAAGATTCTTTTTTACCCTCTCTTTTTACATTTAACTTTTTTACAGAAGATACTTTAGCTATAGCTTTGGTTTTATCAGTTTTAACAGAATGCTTTTTCTTTGATTTTATAACTGTATTGATATATGACTTGCCATTTATAACCATTGGTTTTAAACTATCTAATGGTTTGTATTCAACCTCATCAACAGTTTCTTCTGTAAAAACATTATTGTCTTTAACATAAGTACCATCTACTTTTGTAACAACAGAACTATCAACTTTTACCTCAGTAGAAGTCTTAGATACATCTACTTTTCTAGATGCACAAGAAAATAACAGTAATAGACTAAATATTAATATAAGATGCTTTGCCATTTTTTCTAACTGCTTTAAGTATTTGTTTTCTTTGTTTACCAGTAGACTCGTAAGATACATGTACCCAATCTGGATTTTCATTTGTACCAAACTCCCATATCAATTGATCAAATGCTAAGTTATCTTTTATATAATTGAATACTTCTGCATTTGTGATACTTGTTGCATCCATATCAATATCCATAGCTTCACCAGAACAGTGTTGACTCGTAGCAGAGCCTTTTATAGCCTTATTAAGAGCTAAACTTCTATATCCAGAAGATATATGTATTGGAGAGTTAAAGTGTTCTCTAATAGGTTGAAAAACGTTTATAGCTAATTTTTTCATATTAGATATATGTTCTTCAGTTGGTTGGTTACTTATTCCTTTTCTTTTAGCCTCAGAACTAATTATCATTTCTGATAATGATAAGTTTTTTGATAATTGCATTAGCTTGTTATTTCATTAATATCTGATTTGATTTCTTTAGCTCTGTTAAATGTTCCTTTTAACAATTTCCAAATATCTATTTTAAATGTCTCCTCAATGTTTTCTTTTATTGATACTAACTCTGTAAAAATCAAAAGAATCGCACATATCTTTGTAAACATAAATTCAAAGCCAAAAGCATGTTTCACAAATTCATTAAGTACATACTTATCTATCACAAATAAAAGTATAATACAGACTTCGTATAGAGCCATTTTACTTATTACATTAGATAGTTTTCTACTTCTAATACTTCTCCAACCTTCTAGTCTTATGCTTTTATATACACCAGTTACAGTGTCTAACACTATTGCTGCACCTACAGAAATAAGCAATCCGTAAATAGGTACAAAAAACAGTATGAATGATGCAAATATGTAGTTAATATATTTCATTATCTTCCTTGTCCTTTATTTAGTTTTTTATAGTTTTTAGAACCTTTAGACAAAGACGTTTTAGACTTAGCATGAATACCTGGTCTACTTACTTTTTTCTTATCTACTTTTATAGATTCGTTTTTAGCTTTTGCCATTTTAAACCAATGTTAATTTTAGTTGTTCGACTACAAAGTTAAGAAGATATTTTTTGTCAGTTCCGTGAGCTAAATAGAACTCTTCGTCAACGCTAAAGCTACCGAAAGATATTACATTTTCATTATCATTAGATAGATGATAAGAAATAGTAGCTCCTTCTGATTCTACATTAACCGACATTTCAACTGATAACTTGTTTAGAGCATTAACACTCTTTTCTGCAATTATTGCCATTTTTTATTTTTTTATTAAGGTTGTGTAAATACTATTCCTCCAGCTATACCGCTGTTTTGAGCTTGTGATAAACTGACTGTATATGAATAAGTCCCTGGTCCTAAAACCAAAGGTGACGAATCTGTTGTTCCTGTTGTTTTAGATCTTACAGCTGATCTTGTATTACCACCTATATTTATATTAGCAGTAACTGTAGGTGTACCATTTATTATTATAGCCCTAGCGTAAAAAGTAGCACTAGATCCTGTTATTGTTATTGTACCTGAAGCACTATTACTACTTAAAGTAGTATAACTCCAATAATATGTACTACTTATTGTAACAGAGTTTGCCGGAGCAGCGGAATGATTATATGAATACCATTCCGATAATGAAGCTGGATTAGATGCAGAAGGTCTGCTAGAACTGTTTGTATTGATAGTAGCATACCCTCCATTTTCAGCAGTGTCTAATGATATTTGAGCAGTACTAGAACGTCCCAATTCAGTATTTATTTGAGACATACTAATAGTACCTGATGCTGGCATTGTCATGTTATACCTCTGGTTCTACAACTGGTTCTACAACTGTTTTAGCTGGAGCCCAAGGAGCGTCAATACCAACATACTTAGGGGTAACAATAGCTTCTATTTGCTTAGCTATCCTTTCTTGCATGTGAGTTTTATCAGCTGTAGCTTCTAACCAAGAAACAATATCTTCTGGCGTTAGTTCAGAGAAAGGTTTATAGCTTTCTGTGTTAGGTGCTGGCATTGGTGTAACGCCTGCAAAAATACCTTCATTACCGTCTTCGTCTACACCAACATAGTTGTATCTTACTCTAGTAATTACTTTTTCTAATCCATTTAATTGCGGAGCCATTTCTAGCTTCATTGTGTCGTCTGTTAAAAATGTGTAAGTGATCGCCATTATTTATTTGTTAATTTGTTTACTAATTTTTTTAATTCCTCTATTTGAGTTTGTTGTTCTTTTATTGCTTCAATAAGCAAAGCTACAATTTTTTCATATTTTACAGCTTTAAATCCGTTATCTCTAGTCATAACGATTTCCGGTAAAACTGCTTCAATTTCCTGAGCAATAACTCCAACATCATGACCTTTATGTATGTCCTGGTTGTCATTCCAGTCAAAAGTATAACCTCCAATTTTCTTAACTTTTTCCAAAGCATTTTCTATTGGTAAAATATTATCTTTTAATTGTTTATCTGATGACGAATAAGCGACAACGTCCCCTTTTGCTTTTATAGTTCCGTCAGCACCAATACCAAAAACAGTATCTCCGGCGGCATCTGAATAAAAATGAAAGTCAGCAGTTCCGGCTTGAGTAGTCCCTGTTGTTCTTTTACCAGCATACCAAGTATTCCCAGAGCCTCCATTATATCTAACCATCGCCTCATATCCGTTGCCTGGGTTAATATATAAATATTTATTTGAAGCACCTGTTAATTGTAATCCATATAAATTACTAGTTGAAGCTGGATCTGTGTAATAAGCAGTATCGTTTATATCGTAAAATATTGGAGACCTAAATGAACTATTTGTTATTACAATTACATCATTATAACTTCTAACATAAGTAGAGTCTGACATATACCAACCTCCAGAATAAGTTTGATTATACCAACCTGTCGCCCCAACTGATCTAAACCAGTTATTTGTAGAAATAGATCCGTCAACTCCAGCATCTGAACCGGCATAAATTCTGTTCCCAGCAATGTAATTTAAACTACTTGTAGAGCTAGGATCTAAATAATATCCTGTATTGTTATAATCATATAATATATCGGTAAATCTTCCTATTTGCGTATTACTTTGTGTAGTCGATATTGTTCCAAATGTTGTGGCAAAACTGATTGACCAACCATCGTTCCAAGTATCTGCACCGTAATTGCTATAACCTGCCTGGAAGTCGGTTACAGTCACTTGTGGATAAGCCCAAGTTGAAGAAGTCTCGCCTATATATATACAACAGTTTGTCCCATCGTGGCCAAATCTTACGTTAAAATTTAAACTTGACCCTGGAGGGCATATTGTTTGAGCAAATGTATTAATCCAAGAAGTGCCAGGGGCATAGTTATATCCGCCACACTGAATTTCAAATGCTTGATTTGTACTATATAAATAAACCTTTATAGTCATCCTCATCATGGTATTTGTCCACGAAGTAGGCAAGGTTACCTTTATTGCTCCGGTTACTGATGATGATCCTGATGCAGAGCTTGCCCCTCCAGGGCTTACTACTCTTAAACCGCTAGATTCATTTGCAAAAGATGAAGCCGTTATATTATTTAAATTAGAATATGAGGATGGGTCTACATAATATCCTGTATTATTTGAATCATAGAATATTGGAGATCTCATATCAACATTTGCCGTCACAGCCCCTCCGCTCGATATGTTTAATCTTTCAGCATTATTCGTATAAACGCTAAAATAACCAGAACTCAAACTATTCCATAAGTATAGCTGGTTTATTGAACTATCATAAGACAATTGCCCTCCTGATGATCCGTCTGATTTGTTTATTGATATACTGTTTCTTACTGCTATTGATGAGTTAGCGGTATTACCTCTAGCTACAACAGTAGCTAACGTATCAGTTTCTGATGCAGTTATCGTCCAGCTTCTATTTGCACTTAAATCATAACCAACTCCATTAATAGTTATTGTTCTTGATTGAGGAACATATCCTGCTAAAGCATGGTTACCCCATCCATAAGCAGTGTTCCAATTTGATTTTTCTGTAGAGGTTATACTTTTTACATAAGAAGGTACTGTTGGGTCTGTTTCTGTATAAGAAGAAATATATCCATTAGGATTAGATGATGGATAATAAGATGTATTATCATAAGTAATTGTAGTACCTGATGCTTTTACAAATCCAGTTCCGTTAAGTTGAGCTTGTGGTGTATATCCTAACCAACCAGCTATTGTTTTATTTACCCATAATGTTCCATTAAATCCTAATAGATGTCCATTAATAGGTGTTGTAGTTTTTAAATCTACATCGTGTAATTCGTCAAGTTCAAATCCATTTTGTACTTTAACAAATATCTCTCCATTATTAGCATTTACTCTAGTAACAATACCAATAAATACTAAATGGTTTGGTGCTGATGGTTTATTTGCTAATCCATATATAAGATTACCATTTGTACCTAACCACACTGGATTTCCAATCAAAGCTGTACTTGTATCTAAACCAGAAAGTAATCCTTCAGTTATAACATCTGCAAAACCGTTAGCAGAAACTGTAGCATTAAGTAATCCCATAGTTTTTGATGATGTTGCTTCGGCACTATTAGAAGCTAAACCAACAATCATGTTTGTACCGTCAGCATTTGTTACATAAACTGCTTGTCCTTTATTTATTGCTACACCTGCTTTTACTGGATGCTGTACATGATTAGCTGTTCCAACTGTTATTCCTAGGTCAGACAGTATTTCAGAACCTGTTCTATACTTAACAACGCCAGCATCGGATACAAGAAATTTATCTGTATCTACAGTGGCGTTTTGTATTTGAGATGCACTTAAAGATCCATCTATCTCGACAGATGTTTTTATTTTTTGACTCATATTGAGGTTTTATTATCCTATTTTCTTAACTAATACTCTAATGCTTCCAGTTGTTGGAGCAGTTGTAAATGATATAGTAATTGTATTTGTGGTTGTTCTAACAACATCTGATATAACAGTCTCATAAGAAACCAAATCAAACAATTGAACCTCTACATCTCTAGAACCTAAATTATGAGTTACAACATAACTTGTTGATGAACCATTACCAATAGTCGAAGCGTAAGAGTATTTAGCATTATTAACAGACAAGTCTACATCTCCAGATGTATTCGTTACAGTTACAGAACTATCTGCTGAAGCAACGCTTTGTACAGGTGAAGTTCCAGTTACATATTGAATAGCGTAGAAGTTACCATCATTAGCTTGTATCTCCCATCTATCAGTAGTTTCATTCCATCTTAATTGACGGTTTGGATCATCTCCTCTCTCCACTTCAATACCTGCGTCTTGAGTAGCACTACCAGTTGCATTACTATTTAAAGTGATTATATTGTCAGCCAGTAAAATAGTTTCTGTATTAACAGTTGTAACAGAACCATTTACTGTTAAGTTACCACCTACAACTAAATCATTAGTAATATTTACATCATCAGGGAGTCCAATATTTATTTGGTCTCCACTCTCAGTAACTTGAATCTCTCCAGTAGTACCAGCAATAGTAACCGTATCAGTTCCTCCTTCGTTATCTGACAATACTATAGTAGCAGAGTTTGCTCCACCAGCACCTACAGACACACTATAAATTTTACCCTCCATAGTCTCTGTTGCTGATGTAATACCAACAATATGACCAAACGAGTCTAATGTAATGTCTTGTATATATGTTCTATTTGAGTTGTTTACAGATGATGCAGCCGATACAGGTGGGTGAGCAGTTAAATACCTACCATCTAAACTAACTGTTAAATCAGCCAACTCTCCAGTTCTACCTAATGTAAGTATTCCTGTTCCAGAAGCAAAAGCAATTTGATCAACATAATTATCAGTATCCTGAATAGCAACCCATTGAGTTCCATTATAGAAGTATAATTTCTTATCTCCAACTGTTGAATCAAAATATATTTGACCTTCTTTTGCTCCAGAAGGAGGTGTTCCAAGTGGTTGTATTACAGCATTCTGTAATTCGTTACCTGTTAAATCTAAATTACTTAAGTGTTTCATTTTTATCTTTTAGTTAAAATATGCCTTCCCTGAAAAAGAGGCGTTAAATCTTAATGTTACAACATCTAAAGATGTATATTCTACTTCTCCTACAACAGAATTATTTCCTGAATCAACTATTGTAACAGAAGGGTATTTTTTTAAGTTATGAGTAACTACCCATGTACTTGAAGCAGAAGACTGCGTGTGTACATAGTTCTTATCAAAAGCAGCACTATCAGCTATTGAAGTAACTCCATAAATGTGAGTATCTTCTAAATTTCCATTCCCCTCTACAAATTCTAATGTAAGATTATAAAAACCTACATCAGACAAATCCTCCTCTATATTCTTTAATGTATAGATACCAAACTTGTTAGGGTTTGACGTATCTGCAATCATTATAGTATCATGAATAAAACTATCCATAACATCTACAATATATTTTAACCCACTATTCTTTTCACTAACCTTGATGTTAGTTAACGAAGAGAAAGTGGGTGCTTGAGTTAATGTAGTTACAGATCCTTCTGGTCTATCACCAACAAATGTCTGGTAGTATTTAAAGTTAATCTGATTAACAACACCTATAAGTCCAGACTCGTTAAAGAAATCAGCTAGTTTTTGCGGAGTGAAGTTTTTAGTTATTCCACCGCTAAAATCAGTACCAATCCATTTATCATTTGCCGTGACAATTGGGTCTATATCATAAGTGCTTATTCTAGCCATTTATTTTTTGTTCTTTCAACATTTATACTTTAGAAACTCTTTTACCCATACCAACTCTGCTCTTTTCAGATTTCTTAGCCGCTAATTTTGAAGGGCTAATCTCAGATATGGTTTTAGGAGTTTTAGAAGATACTTTAACTTTAGGTCTGCAATACTCGTTTTTACCACCAGCACCGCATGGTTTACCAGTTTTTGTATCTGTCCATTTTTCACTTTCCCATCTTTTAAGACTAGTTCCTTTCTCTGTTCTTTTAACAGATCCGCTAGCCTTTCTACATTTAGCAATTGCCTGAGAAGCTCTTGCCGATGGGAAAACATCATACTGAGCTTTTACTTTTTTATAGCAACTGTCTTTCATATATTTACTTTTTTAAAGCTCCACCACGAGCTCTATTTGTCTTTGCTTTCTCTAGTTTAGTAACCTTTCCGTTAACATGACTAGCATCCATTTCATCTCCATTACCATAAGTTCCTTTCATTCTATTAAACTTATTAGCCTCCATTCTTTTCTTAATAGCTTCAGGTTTAGCTGCTGCTTCTTTAGAAGTTTTCTGATGCTTTTTTCTAGCCTCTGGATTTTCTCTATAATATTTAGCAGTTCTACCTAATCCCATTAATTCTCAATTTGTTTTTTTAATTTAGATGCAATTTCTTTTATCGCTTTGTTTTTAAAAGAAGTATTTTCAAGATCTATATATTTATTTACATTTCTTTCAGCTTCCATTTTTCCACCTGTAAAATGTATTGAAAATTGATCCTTTATATCTTTTCTACTATCAAATTTAACAGGAAGTTTTTCTGATTCTTTATACCCTCTTTCATATCTTTCTTTAGCGTCTTTAGATTTGCTCATTAGATAATTATAAGTAGGTTTTTCAATTATCTTACTTTTTTTTGGAGATTTTGTATTTACTCTTGTATTATCCTTTACAATTGTATTTTTTTCTTTATTAATCATAACTATTTATTTAATTTTTTAGCTATAACTTTAGCGTCTCTATTTCTAAATGAATGTTGAGAGTTTTTACCTTCCCAAACTCCTTTTCTAGAGAATTCATTACTATCGTATTTTTGAGCGCTTTTATCAGTTAATTTAACTCCTTTTATTCCAAGATTAAATCCATGTATATAATCAGCACTATCTTTTGCAGTTGCTGGATAGCTTGTAGGTAAATCCATTAACCTATTGTTGGCTTCATTAGCTTGTGCGAATAAAGTGAATTTAGGTTTAATAGTTACTTTTGTATTCTTTTTTTTAGGTTGTGGCATCTCTTATTTCTTTTTAGATTTAGCAGCTATCATTTTAAGAAAAGCAGACTGCTCTTTACTTTGTACTTTTTTACCCTCTGATTTCTCATGTTTCATCATAGCTTTCTTAGATGGGTATTTTTCTCCTGTTGCTTTTTCAACAACTTTTTTTGGCATTGCTTTTTTCATGTTTTACTTTTTATAAAATAATTTATTAACTAATAGATTTGGATTATTCATAGCTTCTTGTCTAGCTTCGCATCCACAACTAGGCGATACTTTTTTTACCAATGCTTTTATCCCACTATATTTAGTTAGCTTTTCTACTGAGTCGCCAAATCCTTTTGATTTTCTTACCATAATATTACCACTTTACTTTGTATTACCATTTAACTTTGTCAGCCCAATAAGCTGCACTTGATTTCCCTTTTGCTATATTCTTTCCGTGTCTTGCTTTAAATGAAGCTCTCTTTGCTTTCATACGATTACTTTCTCCAGACTTAGGCTTACCAGCTGTGCTAGCGCCTTGCTCCCCAAAACGTATGATCTTTTCATTACCATCATAACAAGCCTTAACAATGTGAGACTTTTTAGGATGATCTGGAGTCCTTTTTGGACTATTGCAAGACATTTCTTTTTTATTAACCATAACTAGTAAAT